CTGATGATCAAAGCCGCCAAGGGCTTCCCGGTTGTCTTCCCAGACTCCGTTTCGCCTTCGTCTTTCTCGTCGGCGCTATCGGACTCTGTTCCGTCCATGAGGGCGCACATGTCCTCGTAAGCGTCCGTCGCGTCCCCATACTCCCCCTTCTTGCCTGCCTCGAAGAACTTCTTGACAGTGTCCTCCATCTCGGATCGTTCGTCTGCGCTCAACATGGCATCACCCTACGGGCTGGCGCTGCTGAGCTTCAGGTCGAACGCGAGGAAAAACACCCCGCCGCTTTCGATGTTGGCGTCCGTGTGGGTCTCGGTTCCTGCGGCGCCAATCTTGAAAAACTGGACGTCGAAGTATCCCGAGAGCGGGGTGAAGTTGCGGATAGCACTGAAGAGCGCGCTGTCCGTGGTCATGGCGCTGTCGGCAACGGTGCTGACAACGTTTGCGTGTGGGTCCTGAATCGCCCAGGGCGCTTGCGCAACCCCGGCGGTTGTCGTCGCCTGCGCGCCAAAGGCCGCCGTGGTGCCATCGCTTGCGACGAGCTGAACGCGATAGCGCCCAGCCGCCGATTGCTTGGTCACGGTGAACCCTGGCGTGTCTGACGACGAGACCGCCCCAGAGCTACCCACCGTCACGGTTCCTGTCATGTGGACCAGGCCGCTGCGGTTGCATCCCTTCCAGGGGGCGAAGATTCGGTTGAAGATGACGCTCATTTTCGGTTGTCCTTTCCCGGGTGAATGCCGGGCCTACAGGTTGTACGCTACGCCGCCGTGGCCGGGGGCATCGTCGTAGAACTGGTACGAAGAGATCAGGCGGGCCATCCAGTCGTCAGAGCCGGCGACCTCGCGGAACTGCAGGCCATCCTTCTCTTCCAACATGATGAGATCCTTGCCGGTGTGGATGATGCCGACGTCGTCGATGCTGAACTGCCACGCCACGCCCTCGGGGAAGGCCCCGTCGGAGTAGCAGAGCATGTCGCCCGATGCGCCCGCCAACAGTACGCCGCGGAAGCCCAGCGGTGCCCCGTCGATGTCCTCGACGTCGAAGTACGTCTTGTTGAGCATCGACTTGACCAGCTTGGCGTGGGCCTTGGTGCCGAGCACACAGTGGGTGGTCACGCCGCCCTGAGCGTCGATATCGGCGGACAGGTCGAGCAGCACCTCTTCGATGTTCCCGCCGCCCGCGCTCGCGTCGCGGCGATTGCCGCCAGTGCGCACGCTGAGGCTTTGGTCCACCGTGAAGAGCGTCTGACCAGAAGTCGGAGCCGTCTGCGGCAGGAAGGCGTTGAAGCCGCAGGGGACCAACTTGGTCGTGTACGCGTTGTCGCGGTCGCCGTCGCGGAACAGGTAGTCGCCCACCGCCCAGCTCTGGCTGTTGCCAGCGCTTGCCATTGTGAGGGTCCCTGCGCTCGCATCGACCTTTGTGATCTTGATCGAAGTGGCCGACCGAAGGGCGGATGCATGATCGCTCGAAGCGGCAACCAGCGACATCCCGATCTCGAACATGCGCGCCATCCATGGCTGAGCCAGGGTGAGCGTGGTGGTCGAAACGCTGGCTGCGGTCTGGTCGATTTGACCGAGGCAGCCCCAGCCGTTCCCGCCCAGGAAGATTTCCACCATCCTGGTGAGAGCGTTTCGGGCGTTCTCGATTTCGCTCACCATCGCGTTCACGAAGGATCCAGTCCCCTCGCTGATGCGGGTCAGCTTGCCGTTGACTCGCGCGAACTGGAACAGCTCGCCCGGAGTCAGGAACCACTGTTGATACCGACTGGATTCGGTGCTCGCCTGTGCGTAGCCAGTGGCGTAGGTGGCAGACCCGGCCTGCGGGTTGCCGTACTTTAAGGGCTGCACGAATCCGGCGCCAAACGGCCCGGACACTACGGTTCCCTTACTCTTCTTGAGAAGCGCGAGCGTCTTGGCTCGCGCGTAGTCGATGGGCACGATGCCATCGGGATATGTTTGTTTCAGGATTGCGGCTGCGGCGGTTGGATCGAATGTCATTTGCGTTTCTCCAGAGTGTGGTTTTCATGGGGGATTTCACTCCGGCGCTAGCTTCAGCCGTCCTGTGCAGTTGCTTAGGTGCCACGTGGGGCGTAGGTCAGTGGTCTAGTGTATTTTGAGGGCTTCCATTGCCATCTTCGCTCGCTCATGAGCCGGAACAAATCGTCTCGACTTCATGGCCTCGGGGATGGGCTGGGATTCCGGCCGGCTTCGTGGCTTCGCCGGTTCGTCGGTCTTGGGCTTCGGGGTGACCACCGGGGTAGGGGCCGCCAGTGGTGCCTTCGGTGTAGGTGTAGGGGCAGGTTCTGCGGCTCGCTTCTTCGCGGCCAGTACTGCTGCGGCCTTCGTGGCTGCGTCTGACAACTTCTTTTCGTATGCGCGCAGGGCCTCGATGGGGCTCGGCGCCTTGCCGGTCTTGGTCTCAACCTGGGCGGCGTAAAGCATGACGTCGGTGTCCAGGACTTCATTCGCCGCCAAGTAGGGAAATTCATCGGCAGACGTGACGAACTCGTGACCGACCTTCTGCGTGTACTCCTCGCGAGCCACCTGGACGCGTACCTGTTCGGCTTCGGCCGCCTTGGCCGCGGTGGCCTTCTGCTGTTCGTCGAGCGTCTTGGCGTGCCGTTCGAGTTCTTCCTGCGCCACCCTACGGGCGATGTCTTCTGGCGTGGGCTCTGTGTATTCGCGGGACATTTCCTCGATGGCTGTCCGTAAGTCGATGCCAAGCACCTTGAGCGCGGCACCACGCCCGCCCTTGGCGAGCGCTTCCTTGACGGACTTCACCAGGACCATGTCGGGGTCGGCGGTGGCCTGCGCTTGCTTGGTCTGTAGCTCCGCCATCTGTGCCTTGATGGCCTGCTCGCGCACGCGCAGCTTAGCTTCGCGATCCGCGAGTATGGCGAGGCCCTTCGAAATGCGCTCAGGCGGCTTCTCCGCGGGCTTCTCTGGCTCCTTCGTGGGCTCGGCCGGCTTCTCTTCGGCGGCTTTTGCAGGCTCAGCCGCGGCCGGCGCATCCGCAGGCTTGGCCGGTTCCACCTCTTCGGCGGGCTTCGCTGGTTCCGAGACCTTGGCCGCCGCTTCCTGCGCTTCCAAGGCGACTCGGGCGCGCTCTAGGGCCGCCGCTGGACCGCGTGGGCGCGGGAATGCTGGCACTCGTTCGCCCCGGCTTGGCGTGCGTGGAGCCTTGGGCAGGGCGGGCGCTGTCGTGTCGGTCGTGGCTGCGGCGTCAGGCGTCTGGTTCACCGGCGCTGCAGTATCGGTCACGGGTGCCGCGGTCGTCGCTTGGGCGGCTTCTGGGGTCGGGTCAGGCATCTGTGCTCCTTTGGATTGTCGTTTGCCCTGTCGCGGGGTCTGTCCTCACGACCAAGCGTGTATGCGCGAATCGCTTGCCCAGGTGCGGGGGTTGCGGGCCGAACGTTGCCTCATGGCCCGCGCGATAGGCCGGAGACGGCGGGCGAGTGGAAACGTCAGTGCTGGGACGGCCGCGCCTCGGCATTAGTAGCTCCGCCCCATCCCAAACATCGACTGCGGCGCTTGCGGCGCGGCCCGCACGTTCTCGCGTTCTTCGTCAGTCATCGGCGAACTCCTCTTGCTTGTCGCTCTCGAATTCCATGGTTTCCATGATGAGCGCGGCTCGGATATTCTCGCGCTCATCGGCGGTCAAGGGCGGGCGCAGTTCGACGAACTCCACTGGGAGCACGCGTTCCCGGCGCCCCGTAAACGGCAACGGTAACGGACGCGCGCGGCCCTTCATCACTGCGGCCCTCCGGGTGCCTGCACTGGCATCGGCTCACCCCCGGGCACGCCGCGGTTTGGGACGATGGGAGGCGCGATGGGAGACTGTTCGAGCAACGGCCTAGCCGGGGGCGGCGGCGTGGCGATGGGCTGCTCAATCGCCGGTGCGGCGGCGGGCGCCGATAGCCGCTGGTCGAGCGCGTCGGCTTCGTTCATCAGCCGGCGCAGTAGGTCCATGTGTCGCTCGGGTACGCCGTCAAGGCCCAACGCCACGAAATACTGACGACACGCAAGCGTCTTGAGCAGCTTCAGGCCACCGGGCGACTGGTACGGCTCGGGCGCGAGGTACTTCCCCTCGTATAGCGCGAGGTCAACTTGCATCTCGGCCAGCTCACGATTCGCCGTTTCCATCGTGATGACCTTCTCCAAGTCGGGGAAGTTGAGCAGCTTCAGCGCGAGCCCACCCTGTACCTCTTCGGGGGGCAGCAAACCGCCCTTGATGAGGTCGGTCACGGTCTGAATCTTCCCCGACGTCGTCGAGGGAAGCGCGCTCACAGGGTTGGAATGCACGCGAATATCTCGCGAATCGCCCTCGACTTCGGACCACTTCACGTGGTCGTAGGAACCCGCGCCAAGGGCGTTGATGGAAAAACTCGAATCCTTCTCGGCGAGCTTGCTGCCCAGGTACATGATCAGCTCGCCCATGTCCTCGGCCTGGCGCTCAAGACGTTGTGCCTTCGGAATCTGGCGTGCAGTCCCGGTATCGTTGTACTCACGCATCGCTACGGCGGCGTCGATGCCGGGCGGTTTGAGCCCCTGCGACTGCATCTGGTTGAAGCCAATGTCCGCCATCCCCTGCTCGAAAAGCCAGTCGAGATAGTGGTACACCTCGGGCGGGAATGCCGACGCGGTCGCAATCTGCGGCGCCGTCCCTCGGTAGTGCCCAACGCCTCCCATCTCGTTCGTTAACTCGTCCTCGGACACCTCGGAGCCCTGCTCGATCCACACGCGCGGCACGCACGCGAGCGACTGCCCGCGGTCAATCTTCCGCATGAGCCGCCCGATCTGATAGTGGTATCCGATGAGCGTGTCACTCGCTGGCTTGCACTGCCAGCCCTTGTCGGCGTCGTCCCAGCGAAAGCGCGCGTACCCGAAATTTTGAAGCGTCCACTGGGCATCGTCGTCGAGAATGCAGTTCTTGAGCAGCACCATCTTGCGGCCGGGGTTCTTGTCGCCCGTCCCGAGGTGCGTGGCTTCCAACACGTCCACCATATCGGCGAGCGTTTCGTTCTCCTGCAGACGACGGTAGGCTTGATTCACGGGGCGCACACTCTGTGGAGCGTCCAGGATTTCCTTCTTCATCTTCGGGCAGCGCCCGATCAATTCGCTGCGTGACCATGGTGTGTTCTCGTACACCGTGCGCGGCCGCTGGCCTTCGCCTTCGTTCCAGACAAAGTTCGATGGGTGGATGCGGTCACAGCGAATCGTCTGATTTTCCCAGTCGATCCACGGCTTGATCATACCGCCCATGCGGGTCAACATGCCGTCCACCACGCCGCGCTGCTGAGCGGTGTGGAAATCCATTTCGCGCAGCAACCCGTTGATGAACTTCGTCCGCTGGCGCGCCTTCTTCTGTAGCCCCCAAGACCCACCGTCGGTCACGCATCGAATCTCAATGATGTTCTTTGCGATCATCGAAACGCCGGTATCGACGCAGCGGCGAATCAGGTTGGCGCGCGCCTTGGTGTAGCCGTCCATGGTGCTCGACGCCTGGTAGAGCAGCGGCGAGCCCGGCACCAGCGAGCCTAGCCACAACGGCGGCTCGCCATCGTACAGGCCAACGTGCAGCGCGTCCCTGGCGTTGCGGGTCGTGTGCGTCGCGTACAGCAGGTCATAGCAATTCCACGCCATCGCGCGGGAATCCTCGGGCGTCTTGCACGCCCACCAACGCCCATGGTCCTTCATGGCATCCGGCTTGCCGCCGGAGCCGTCCATTCGGTACGGCAGCCGCATCGTCTTGCGGCCGGGAACCTTCAGCTTACGCGAGGCCACGCAATACCTCTGCCATTTGTTCCGCGGGGACCTCAAGTGCCTTCAGCGCGGCCTGCGCGTCCGGCGTCGTGAGATGCTTCAGCAAGCGCTCGTCCTCGGTAGGAGCTGCCTCGGTCTTGCCCTTGCTCTTCGCTGCAGGAAGCGACTCAGCGAAGCCGCCGGCTAGCTTGAGCGTCAGCGTACCCTTGCCGTATGGGGCCGCGTATTCGG